TCATGCATATCATGTCAATCCAGGTATCGAAAAGGTCATCAAAAGACTTGTGTTAGATGCTAATTAGCCTTAACAAAAATCGCTGGTTGTTCGATTGGATGCAGGACAAATGGCATGATGAAGTCATGCCATTATTTCATGAAGCGGCAGGTAGCGATTTTCCCTTCATCCCTGATATTAAACCATTAAATCAAAAACTTGCTACATTATTGTCAAGCAAGGGATACAAGTCTAAAGCCACAAAAGAAAATAAAGATTTGTTGATCTTTATTCCTGACGAGGAATACACTTTTATTAAAATCAAATATTGTTAAGCAACTTCTGTGTGAAGTCTAACAATAGTTTATGATGCTGATACTTGTGCCATTTTAATTTCATACTCTTACGATCATACCAGGATTTCATGCTCTCAGGATGGCATCCTATCAGTCCTATGTTATCCTGTAATACTGCCATAGGATCATTGTTTTTATATCGTGCTACTGTTTGAAATTTCTTTTCATTTCCGATCAATGCGCAACCATCATAAAAGTACATGTCTGTAGTTTTCTTATTCCATGTCACAGGAACAGTTGTTCCAAATGATCTGCGTATACCTGAATAGGGTCGTTTGATATACTGCACGGCATCAAAGCCCTCTACTATATCGAAATATCTTTCAGCAGCCCAATATGCGCCCATACAGATACCTAGATAGCGTTTACCATAATATACTGCTTCTCTGATATAATCTGCTTTGGGTGATAGGTATTTAAAGAAGGTATCACTATCCCCGATACCGCCCGGAAACGCTACGATATCTGCTTTTTTAAATATGTTATTTTTTATCTGTTCAGTGTGGAACATATCCACTATGAAGTCACTAGATAATGCCTCATACATACCTACCGCGCATTGGGCAGAGCATTCGGGATGATTTAAGAATATAGCAATTCTGGGTCTCATATGGTATTTATTGGGCAATTGCCCAATAATATAAAATCCCTTCGTAAAATGTTTGACTTATTTACGCGGTTAGTATATACTTGTTCTTTACTTGAATACAGGAGATTTTATGTCCAATAGAACTTTCAATAATGAGGCCAAAATCAAATTAACACAACTTGTTAACGAAGGTATGGCGGTCATGCAAGAGGTCCAGACTCTGCAAGAAGGCCTAGCCGATACCGTCAAGGCCATCGCTGATGAACTTGAGATCAAGCCCAGCATTCTAAAGAAGGCTATTCGTGTAGCCTTTAAGAGTCGTTTGGGTGAGACTAATAAAGAAAACGAAGAACTAAACACTATTTTAGAGACTGTAGGCAAGACTCTCTAAAGCAGTGATAAATTGGGTAGATGCTATTTGCAACGCATACCCGGATCTGTTATTATAATACTATGTTTAACTACCCCTGAGGTTCGGGTATGCGTAATTTATCGGTCAGCATAGCGGTCAGCATTCTTGTCGCAGCATGCGGTGGGGGAGGCTCTGATACTGCTACAGTAACTAACACTGCGCCCACTCCTCAGACTGTCAGTAAAAACCCATTAACTGTATATACGGGCATCCCATATGATGCAGGAGACGGCGGCCTTAATCCCCGTTGGGTCATAGCAGACTTCAACAAAGATGGACTGAAAGATATCTTTCTTAGATATGATCCAATATCAGCATTTAGTGTTGTGACTACTGGTTCTAGCCCAGTTAGATTTTTTATCGCTAAGCCAAGCGGTGGATTCGAACAGGACAAGTCTATCTTTCCAGAAGGGTACAGCCCTATTATGGTAAACAGGATCGTAGCCGCTGACTTCAACGGTGATGGCGGTATAGATATATTTGTAGCAACGTCAGGTCAGGATCCTTATATCAATGGCTTACCTGCACAGTCAGGGTATACAGGCGAGTTTTCTCAGGTATTAACCTATACACCTAATGGGTATAAGTTGACTAAGATCAACAATAACGTAAATGCGTTCGCGCATCATGTTAGCATCGGTGATATCAATGGCGATCATTTACCCGATGCATTCGTTGCCTCGCTTGTATTCTCAAATCCTTTTTTCATCATGGGAGATAGCACAGGTAACTTCAAAGTAAACCATAATAGATTTGCTAGTAATTTGTTTGGCCATGATAAAAATGTGTTAGAGAGATTCCCAGACCTCTCTCCTAAGAAATGGGAAAATATGTTTTTCACTTCAAGCGCGATGATCGATGCTAACAACGATGGTCATATGGATTTGGCGTTGATGGCTATGTCAGGCACTAAAACTAGCATAGTGCTTCTGAATGACGGCGCGGGTAATTTCTCACACTCTAGGATGATTGAACTACCGATAGGTCCATATAAAGCAGGAGTGGCATATAAGAAGGATATAAATGATAAGAAATATATGGAATTAGGAAGCATACATTTAGACACTATTATAGCGGATATAAACAATGACGGGAAATAAGATATCATTTCTCTTGCTACAGAGCATGATCAGACAGAGCAAGAAGTGATTTATTATCGTGGTGCTAGATTGCAAATCTTGATCAATAACGGCAATGGATTCAGTGATGAGACTAAATCACGTACTAATTTTGCCCATGTGTCTAGCAAGAACTATACTCATTATGATACGATTGAATATGTTGATGTCAACAACGATAAGTGTGCAGACATTTTATTACATAGAGGTCAGGTAAATTATCATGACAATGCGATGCCTACTAGGATTCTTTTGAATGATTGCAAAGGCAACTTCAAAGAAGTTAGTTATCCTAGCAATTTGCCAGTAGGTATATTGACTGTATTAAGCGATGGTAATTTTGCGATATTGATCAATCAACAGACTGATGACACACGAAAAACCTTTACTCAGCGTGTTGATCATGTAAAGTATGATTATAGTTTGGGTAAAGGTCTTTTTAAATAATGAGGATTATAAGTTATAATTCGTTCGTACAAAGATTTGATAATTATATAAAGTAAGTTACTAGGATCATATAATGAACGATTTATTTTATGGCATTTTTGAATGGATAAAAGAGGATTGGGCATCAAACCGTATACGATTTTCTGTAGAGTTGTTGGCATGGGCTATCAGCGTTGGCTGTAGTCTTGCTTTAGCCTTTACTGTCCCCAATCCTCCATTCTTTATATTATATCCAATTTGGATAAGTGGTTGTATCATGTATGCCTGGGCCGCATGGACTAGAAAATCTTTTGGCATGTTGGCGAACTATTTGTTGTTAAGCACTATTGATACTGTTGGCTTGATCAGATTATGGACTGTTTAAAGGTATTTAATGTCGTATATTGACGCGATACACGATAAAGATAGTGATAGGATATTTGTTGTAGGACGAACGCCAGACGGCAAGCGCACATACAACGAATACCCTGCCAACTATATTTTCTATTTTACAGATCCTAAAGGCAAATATCGTAGCATATTTGGCGAATCATTATCTCGCTTTAGCACAAGAAAACGTAGCGAGTTTGAAAAAGAAAAACGTATCCATAGCAATAAGAAACTGTATGAATCAGATATAAATGTGGTGTTTCGTTGTTTAAGTGAAAACTACTTAAACTGTGAGCCTCCAAAACTGCATACAGTATTCTTTGACATTGAGGTAGACTTTGACCCGGAGAAAGGGTTCAGCCCCACTAGTGACCCGTTCAATGCAGTTATATCTATCTCAATGTACTTGGACTGGCAAGATACGCTTGTAACGCTAGCTATCGCTCCCAAACACATGAGCGATGAAACTATACAGGATCTCACACAAGATTTTTCTAACACTATCGTGTTTAGGTCTGAGATTGAGATGTTTGAAACATTCTTTGAATTAATCAACGACGCAGACGTTCTCACTGGTTGGAACTCAGAAGGATACGATATACCCTACATGGTCAATCGTGTGACTAGGGTTATGAGTAAAGATGACACACGAAAATTTTGTTTGCTAGGACAGATGCCAAAGCCAAGAAAATATGAAAGATTTGGTAAGGAAGAAACTACATTTGACTTAGTTGGTCGTATACACATGGACTATCTACAGTTGTATAAGAAGTACAATTATGAGAGCCGACATAGTTATAGCCTTGATAGTATCGGTGAGATGGAAGTCGGTGAGCGCAAGACTCAATACGAAGGCACATTAGATCAATTATACAATAAAGACTTTAAAAAGTTCTTAGAATATAATCGTCAGGATACGATGTTGCTTGTTAAGATTCATAATAAACTCAAGTTCCTTGATCTTGCTAACGCGCTAGCGCATGAGAATACGGTATTGATCCCAACTGTAATGGGCTCTGTGGCTATGATTGAGATGGCTATCATGAACGAAGCCCATGAGCGTGGTATGATGGTTCCTGATAAAAAGAAAAATATCAGCGATGGCGATATATCAGCAGCAGGGGCATATGTCGCTGTGCCTAAGAAAGGCATACATGAATATGTAGGCGCAGTTGACATCAATAGTCTGTATCCCAGTGCTATCCGTACATTGAACATGGCTCCAGAAACAATCGTGGGTCAAGTGCGCCAGACATTGACTGAACAATATCTAACAGGCAAGGCAAGGAAACTCGCTAGCGAAAAACGAAATTATGATAAAGAAGATGATCTTGAGATGAGTTCGTTACTTTGGGAAGGCTTGTTCGGTACACTAGAATACGAAGCCATCATGAAACAAGAGCGCGGCACTATGCTTACAGTCGATTTTGAAGATGGCGATAGTACGGAAATGAGCGCAGCAGAAGTATGGAAATTAATATTTGACAGTAACAAGCCATATATGCTTAGTGCTAATGGTACTATCTTTAGGTCAGATAGTGAGGGCGTGATTCCTGGATTATTGACGCGCTGGTATAGTGATCGTAAGGAAATGCAGAAAAAACTAAAAGAATCAAAGACAAAACAAGATATAGAATATTGGGATAAACGACAGTTAGTCCGTAAGATTTTATTGAATAGTGCTTATGGTGCGTTGTTGAACGAACATTGTAGATTCTTTGACAAGCGCATAGGTCAGAGCGTAACACTTAGTGGTCGTCAAATTGTTAAACACATGAGTGCGCAAATCAATGAGATCGTCACAGGCAAATATGATTTCTATGGTGATGCTATCGTATATGGCGATACTGACAGTTGTTACTTCAGTGTTTGGCCCACACTTAAGCAACAAGTTGATAATGGAGATATGGAGTGGACTAAGGAACTGTGTGTTCAACTATATGATAATATTGCAGAACAAACAAATGAAAGTTTTCCAAGTTTCATGGAAAGGGCGTTCCATGTGCCTAGAAGAATGTGTGTGATCAAGGCTGGTCGTGAATTGATAAGTGATCGTGGTTTGTTCATCACAAAGAAGCGTTACGCCGTAAATATCTTTGATAAAGAAGGTAAGCGATTAGATAGTGATGGCAAATTAGGTAAGATAAAAGCTATGGGTCTTGACTTGAAACGAGCAGATACTCCACGATATGTGCAAGACTTTCTATTTGAAGTACTAGAAATGGTACTTCATGGCAAGACTAAAGAGGATGTGATCGAACGCATCAAACAATTTAAGATAGAACTTGGCAGGCAAGATAGTTGGACTAAGGGTAGCCCTAAATCTGTCAATAATTTGACGATGTATGGCGAATTAGAATCAAACAGCAAAACAGGAAAAGCAAACATGCCCGGACATGTTCGTGCTGCATTAAATTGGAACTATCTGCGCAGAGTCAATAGTGACAACTATAGCATGAAAATGGTAGATGGCATGAAGGTCATAGTATGTAAACTAAAGTCTAATCCAATTGGTTTCACTAGTATCGCTTATCCAACAGATGAACTAAGACTTCCTGCTTGGTTCACAGAACTTCCATTTGATGATAGCGCTATGGAAGCCACATTAGTAGACAAAAAGATCGATAATCTTCTAGGTGTATTGCGTTGGGATCTTAAAGGTAGTACCGATACAAATTCAACATTCGATGATTTGTTTAGTTTCGGTTAAACAAAACTTGACTT